GAACAATACCCTTACCATATCTCTGAGTAACGACTCTGAACAAGTAGTTGTTATTTACGTTCGCAGCGGTTGTTGGGTTTCCAGCAGCACCTCTAATAGTCAAACTTGCCAAGAAAGTTTCAGTGTCCATAGGTTGACCGTCAGGACCGATAAGTTTACCAGCTCCATCAGGTGCGAAACCTGACATAACTAACAACACTTTAGTTGTTGCTGAACTGTAAGAGTATGCTGCAGGTACCATAACGTCACCAACCCACTTAACAGTTGCGTTGTCTGCAGTTACAGCTGTCCACTCACCTCTTGAGTAGTCGTAAAGACCTGGTGGGTCTAAAGCTGGTTCGTTACCTTCGTAGAACTTGTCATACAAGTCTTTCTGAGTGTTTGGATTGTAACCACTGTTAGGTGTTTGACCTGAAGAAGCGTTAGGTGCTCCGTAAGGTGCGTAGTGTTGAGCGTTGTTTGCAGTTTCAACTTCGTATTCCTGAATGAAAGGAACGAAGTAGAACAACTTACCGATTGGAAGGTTCATCGCTTGAACTGAAACGATGTCGTTAGCCAAAAGTTTAGAGAAAACTCTTCTTACGATTGGGAAAACTACAGTTTCAAAAGAACCTGAGTCAGCAGTTGTTGACGCTTCGTTGATGAGGTGAGATGCTTGGTTTTCATATAACTGAGCAACGTTCTCTTTTAGGTGACCTTTTAAGCCTTCTAGGAACCCTAATTTGTCCCATTTGTTAATTGTATCTTCTTTGATAACTTTAAGGTGCTTAAGACCGATGTTACCAACAAGACCTGATTCTAATAATGCTCCCATTTTAGTATTTGGTTTTTTTTATTTTAGTTTATTTAGATTTTAGACATCAAATCTTTAATTCTTAAGAATTGTGGATTTTCATATGTCTTAGACTCAATCAAATTCTGAGATGAACCTGAACTTACTGAATTGTTAACAGCTTTGTCAACACTTTCATTAATACTCTTAGTTTCAACCGAATTAAATTCGTCTTTGAGTGTTTTGTAGAGTTGTTTTGATTCCTTTAAAGTTTCAACAGAATCAAATCTTCTCAATATGTTTATTTTTTCTTTTTTGGTAGTTGATTGTTCTGTGAACAATCTGGTTGCGTAAGCCAAGTTTGAGTTGAAAACAGCTACTTCATTAAGTTTTTCTCTGAATACATTCAAAGCTTTTCTGTATTCTTCGTTTTTCTCTCTAAGCATTTTTAATTCGTTATCAACAGATTCCACTTTAACACCGTTATTACTGTAATTGTAATTACGATTGTTTGTGATACCTTTTCTCAAACCTCTACCTTCTTTAGAGCCCATTCCATAAGTTCTAGCAGCTTCTTTAGTTTCCTCTTTTTCGTAATCCTTGTAGTGTCCATCTTTTTCACCAGCTTTCTTTTCAACACCTTTTACATCCTTACGTTTGTATTCGTGTTTCTTAGAACCATAGTTTTCTTCCATTTCTTCTTCTTTGAATTCGAATTTAGCTTTACCAGTACCCATTGTTTTTGGTCCCTCTTTTTTCTTTTCGTCAAAACCCTTTTTTGGTAATGTCTTACCGTACTTAAATTTAGGGTTTCCCATTCCTACGCCTTTAGGTTTTACAGTCATTTTAGCTTCCTCAAGGTGGTAATCTTCAGATGACATTTCGTCTTCCATTTCAGATTCATCATCATCCATTTCTTCCATCATATCACCGTCCTCGTCTTCGTCTGACATTTCAATTTCGTAAACAACTTCCTCTTCATCTTCTTCGTACATTTCAGAGTCCATTTCTTCGTCAAGTCCTAAAGCACTTAAAACTGCTTCTAAGTCAGCATCTTCTTCATCTAATTCTTCATTAAAATCCATAGATTCTTCCATTTCTTCAGACTCGTCTAATTTTACGATGTACTCAACATCTTCATCAGTATCTTTGATGTGTACGTCTTCACCATCTTTTTTTACGATGATTCCGTCTTCCTCACTCATAGATTTGAAGATTTTTAAAATCTCTTCGTCCGATGCGTTTGTCAAGTCAATTGTTTCTTCGTCGCCCATTTCCATGTCGTCCATTTCCATGTCGCCCATTTCCATGTCATCCATTCCGAGTTCAACCTCTTCGTTATCAGCTTCATCGTCCATGTCAACCATGTCCAATTCAGCATCTAATTCAATCTCGTCTTCAGTTTCTTGTTCTGATAGAGATTCCTTTACTAACTGACTGATTTCTTCCTTCATAGTAGAAGCAAGTATTCCTTTTGCGTTTTCGGCTATAACATCTTCAACATTTTTCATTTGAATTAAAGCCTCTTCAACTAAATTTTTAGTTCCCTGCATGAGTTATTTTTCATATAAATATTACACCAAACAAAAAAAATCCATTTTTGAGGTCTTCGTAAGTAAAAAACCCCAAAAATGGATAAAAAAAAAGAGTGGTTACCCACTCTTAATTTATTCAATCACTTCATCAATCTTACTTTCACCGACAGAGAATATTCTCCAATCGTGTTGAAACCCTTGGTATTTCTCTGTAACCTTAGCTTCAACATCAGTTACAGAATAACCTCTAACCAATTTTTCTTCTCTGATTTTTTTTAATCTACCTGAATTTTCATCGGGTAACTCGTAAACAACTTTTGCAATAAAGAATTTTTCGTCCATAATTAATTTAATTTTATCTTCCCAAAAAATCGGATAATTTTTTCATTAAATCAACAGACTTTGACATTCCATGACCATCAATGTGCTGTTTTTTTTCTTCTTCAAGGTTTTCTTCGTATTTATTTCTGTCTTCAGGGTTACTAAATAGATACGCACCGGGTGTAGATGGTGATGAAACCAAGTCAAAACAAATTAATTCAAAATCATCTTGTACTTCATTCTGTTCACCTTTTTTTTGCCAATGAACCAACTCCTCTTGATGACACACCCATAGTAACACCTTGTCTCATTAAGTTTGCTGCAATATCACCCTTAGTTGATACAATACCGCTTTCGTGAAAACCTGGAGATGTTAACAATTTAATTTTACCCATTAAGATATTACCATCCCACCATACATCTGTAATCAAATGAGACACTCTGTCTAAATCAATAAGTGATGACTCAGGGTGATTTAACTCTGATGTAGATAAACCTTTTTTAATTGCTGTTTTATATTTTTCAGCCTCTCTTTTTAAAATTTTTTCAGGATATACTCTACCATTTCTATTTGGAACACCGTACTTCTGTAATACAGCATAAAATTCAAATGGATTTCTATAATCCATTTCTTTTTGTTCTCTAAGAATTTCCGAATTTTTTGGGTCTGAAGGAGACACAAACCCCGCGTCCATTTCTATTAAAATACCTTTACCTATCTCGCCGGCATTTAAAGTTCTATAATCTTTCATTATATCTTTTATCTGATAAATATAAAGTTATAGTAATGTTTTCTCTAACGGATTGGTTTTTGACGCAGAAAATAAGAACTTAGTGTTCTTTATAATACAATTTTTGTATATTTCTCTAATAATTTTCTTTACAGATTCTTTAATTATTGAGGATTTAAAATCAATTTCATTTTTAGTGAACAAATTTATTTCTAAGTTCATGAAACTTTTTTTACCTACTTGTATCCCACTCGTTCGTAAATCTAAATCAACAATAAAATTTTCTTGGAATAACTCAGTATTCAAACTTTCATACACAGAGTGTTTAATATCCCTTGATAAATTACCAACAATTCTGTTCCAATTTTCATATTCATCTTTAGGTAATACCCATGTCTGAAGGTTTATGTACAAAGATTTTAAGTTTTTAGAATCTACCGTACCATACGATGTTTTTAATGAATCATATTGATTTATCTTAATTGTTTTTCCTTTTTTCATTAAGTTTTTTTTGAAACTTTTATTTCTTATGAAAATAATAGGTAAATTTTAGTCAATTACCAAATATTTCTATAATATGTTAATTGTCGTTGTAAAAGGAAATATAGAAAAATCTTTGAAGGAACTCAAAGGTAAGGTTATAAAAACCAAACAAACAAAAAAACTCCTTGAGCGCAAGGAGTTTGAAAAAAAATCTATTGCTAGAAGAAAAA